TTGCAGTATTAAAAGTTACATTGCCTGTAGCACTGCCACTTATGTACGATGTCAACGTATTTGTCGACAGCGATGTGTTAGCATCTGCTATAGTCGAACTTACAATAGGTGTACTGGTTATATATCGTGTCACGCTTGAGCCAGCAGCCGGTATATTGCCGCTTGTGTTGTCATCTGCGGCCGCTGCCAGTAACGGACTATTGCCCTGACTGCCAGTTGACAATGACAATGTTTTTGTACTCACAGCACCAGGCGCCGTCGGGTTAGTGGCAATATTAATATAACTGCTTCTTGTTTGAACATTTGACTGTGCTAGTGTTCCGGGTGTACCATAACTTGTTAGCGCAACTGTTTTAGATCCTGTTGTGGTATAAGTGTGCGTTATGTTGCCGCTGCCAGGTGTGCCAGGGCTGCCTGCATTGATGTTGCCGCTAGTAGTTGAATCGCCCCAGGCAAAATCAAATACGTTACCGTTTTGGCTTGTATTTTCGTAAGTAAACAATGCACGATCATTGCCGTTATAATCAGTATAAATGTATCCTGTTTGTGCTGTTGCTCCTGTAGCATCAGACTGAGTGACAGCTACGCCAGCAAATGCACTGCGCACTTCTGGTTCTACAGAGATTACAATATCACTTGACGTAAAAGGACTTGTGCTATACCCAGTGTAAATTTGTAAATTTGCTGTATAGTTTACAACTGTTCCGCCTGCTTGTTCTCCAGATGTCAACGCAAACGTATGTGTTATGTTGGCTGCACTGGGATTGCCTGCTAGCCCAGATTGAATATCTACATTACTGACATTGCTGTCGCCCCACACAAATGAATACTTTTGTTGTGCTCCAAATGTTGCAGTATCGCCTGGGCTAGTGCTTGTATCGTTGCTAAAGCTAACTATACCTCCACTGGTTGCCGCAGAATTTATTACTGTTAATGTGTTAGCAGAAAACGCCGGAGTCTGTGTTGCATAAACATACATAAAACCGGTTGACGATACATCTGTTACAGGTGACGGGCCAGCAGTGTCACTAGTTGCTGATAGCACAATTCCATATCTTGTATCTGTATTTGCAGCAGTGTTATATGTGTGATTTTGCGTTGTCCAATTGCCAACAATGTCAACATTGGCAGATCCATCACCCCAGTCTAACTCATATGAGGACGCATTAGTTGATGTATTAGTAACTTCGGCGCCAGATCCTGTATCAATTACGTTGTCGGTAATGGTAAATGCAGCAACTGGACTTGGTGTGTAAAGTGTAATATAGTCTTCGACTGTCGACGACGATGTTGACCCTTTTGCTCCAAGAGAGACATTGCCAGAATAAGTGCCGTTGGAATTAAATGCAGTAAATGTTACATCAAACTGGCCACCGCTGACGTTGTTATAATTATGAACAACTACGTTGCCAGCGGTGCTGGTATTACCGTCACCAAAATCCCACAAAAAACTGTCTGCATCTCCAATGTATGTTCCAGTAAACGTAACTGCCATAGGACTGGGTCCTGCTGTTGGTGTTCCTGAAAATGCAGCTCTGCCAACATACGTGCCATTTGCAATATTCAATGCAACCTGATTCAAGTCATCAATACTGTCAGTGACAAAAGTTGCTGTTGTCCATCCTGGGTATGCTACATTAACAACAAGGCTACTGTCTGTTGGAGTTCCGAGAGCAATCGCATTACCAATTACAGAATTGCCAACATTTCCTGTTGCAAAATCTACATATTTTTTTGAAGCAACGTCCTGATCCTGCACTGGATCAATGACATTGTTGATGTAATTTGTACCGACATTGATATTGCCCGTTGATGGTATTGTAATGTTTCCAGCGATGAAATTTCCATCAACTGTGACATTCCCAGCTACTTGTAAATTGGCAACATTTGCTGTGCCAGTTGACAATAATTCTGTTGTGGTGATATTCCCAGCTAACACATTGCCTGAAATATCTAATGCAACTGACGGGGTTGCATTGTTAATGCCAATTCGACCGTTTACTACGTCAACAAACAACACTGGAGTATCGGCTATTGTATCTGTAATTGCCAGATTAGCACCATCTCTTTCAAGATTGTCTTTTAACATCTGTCCTGCAATTTTACTGATAGCCATTAATTTTTTCCCTTATGGGGTAGTTAGTTGGTTAACTGGTACTATGAATTACGTTGACAGGCAAGTCGTTTGGTGGCGCACTGGTAAACGTAATGTCATAACCGCCGTCGACGGTATAGTTTGTGGTGGGTATTTGATAAACACTTCCCACAAACACGATAATTTGTTGCGGTGCACTTTCGGGCTCAGACATGGTGAATATTGTAGTGGATCCGTCGCCCACGAAACTGTCAACTGTATACGATACTCCGCCTCCGGCTGCAACAGTGACCCAGACTGACCCGTTGTAATATTCGACTTGTGCAATATCGGTATTGAATCTAAACTGTCCAAACACAGGACCCGCAGGACGAGTGGCAGAATTGCCCGAAGGCATCACCACCGAAGTGCTGCCGGATTCTAATTTACGATTTTTTGTCCAGTTTCCCATTTTACACGCTGATTGAACTCACTGTCACTGTAATGCAATCTGCTATGTTGGCTTCTACTTCGACCAAATCAGAATTATCAAGAATAAGTTTTTCCGTTGAAATAACATATGTGTCGTTGGCTGTGAGTTCGATCTGTGAATATACCATATTGGTATCAGCAGAAGATGTGCTGTCGTCACTGTTGATCACAAACACATTTGCTGTGCAAGTGGTCGAAGTTGTGTTGCACAGATACATTACTGTGATAGCTTGTTGTCCCACCGCATCAAATACTGTGGTTGGATTAGTGCTGTCTAATCTAGTGTTGGTAATTGCCATTTTTGTTCCTTAAAATATAATGCCGAATACAATTGCTTTGGTTTTGCTGACCAATTCATCGTCTACAGTTGGACTTATGACATAAACGCCAGTGCCACCTGAGCCTTCGGCTTTGTTGTATAGTGCTGCCACGTTGGGAGTTGAAGCAGGTGTTGACACAATATTGGCCAACACCAATTGACCTGTTATGTTTACTTTGGCATTGCCAGCATCAAATGTAAATGCGGCATCGCCTGAAAATGTTCCTGCTCCGTTGTACTGTACAGCATTGAACGGAGCGCCTGGTGATATGCCGCCTGTTGAAATAGTCGAGTAAGGGGTTATTGCTCCCCCGTCGCCATCAACCGCAGGACTAATTTCCCAATCGCCTGATACAGTGTTGAAACGCAATCCAGCATAGGTAGTAGATGATTTTTGGGCCACCAGACCCATACTTTGAAATACTCCGTTGTTATCGTACGCAACTGTGATAAACGGGTCTGTGACTCTAAGCTCAGTAGAGTCAATATATGTGATATTACCAACTACATCTAGGTCAGCATTAATGGTCAGCGTGCCAAGACCATCCGCTACTGTGATGGTATAATCGTCGCTGGTATTTTTTACTGTGGCCATTTATAGATCCTTTTGATTATTTATCCGCATTTGAAAGGTTGTTAAATCCTCGTGAGCCAGGTTTGTGATATTGTCCAGTGCTGGTAAACGTGCTGTAGTGTTGCCGCAGACACGAATAAACTGTGTTTTAGAAAAATCTTTTGTTATTTTTGTCAACTGTTTTACCCAATTTCCTGTGTATGTGGGTGGTGACCCTGACGGTTTATAGAACTCTGTGCCTTCGTACATGTTGTTGAATTGATTGTGCACACTGGGTCCCATGTCGAACCCTATAATATAAATTTTGGTATTTTGATCAATTGCTGCTATGCCCACAGCATTTGGACCAGAACTGTAGCCGTAATATTCTTGTGGTACACGATGTGCTCCAAGTCCTTCAATGGGCTTGCGGGTATAAAATTTATTTTTAACAGGATAGCCAGTTTCTTGTATTCGTTGTGCAATGGCGCGATCTGTGGCCACAAGAACATCGGGTGTGAACTCTCTATAAAGAGCATTGCACCCGTAAATTTTTCCCAGTTTTTGAATACGTTCCAACGGCAAGCCAGATCTACTGACGCCGTTTCCCAACACAAATGCCACAGTCATAAAAAAATCCCCACGGTATTTAACTGCGGGGATTGAATGTTGAAAATTAAGTAACTGACTTATTAGGTTGTACTGTCAACTTGTGCTAGGTTCAATGTACCGTCGCTGTTTTGTTGAGTAGCAGCCCAAGTAGCAACTTCTGCACCAGACTTGTCAAATGTTGACGTGTCACTAAAGAAGTTGGATGCGTAGTCAATGTTGTCAACTGTAGCAGTGTAGGCCCATACATCGCCAGTGTTGGCAACGCCGCCTGCGCCGCCGCCGTTGAAGTCTTGCACAAACTTGTTGGTCAACTTGCTGATGTAAACGTTGGTACTGTCATCAGCAACTGCCATAGCAATGTTCATATTGCCAGCAGTTGGAGTTCCGGCTGCTGCCAACACACACTGACCAACTTCAAATGCTGTGCCAGTTGAGCCACCAGCTGACGCTGCTGTTGGAGTGAACAATGTGCCAATTGCGGCGCCTACAGGAGCACCCATTGCTTGCCAGTCTGTATCGCCAACCGCAGCAATTTGAAGCGCAACACCGACTACTGCGTTTGCAGGATCAATGGCAGCAGTGGTTGCTACCAAAAACTTACGAGCACCTTTCTGACGAATAATTGCGCCTGCTGCTGCACCAGAAAAGCTGTTGGCAATATTTACTGTCACAGCAACAATAGGATATGTGGCACTGACACCAGCACTGTCAATGCCGCCGACTACTCCACTGAATGGAAACGGTAGTGTAATTGGTTGTGGAAGTACAACAGTACTTGTGTCCATTGAAGTGGGAGCACCAAACGGAGTATAACCTTGATCAATTGGTGTTGATGAGGCTACGTTGTATTTTTGAATTTTTAGAGGACGACCCATTTTGTTTGTTTCCTTAATAAATAAGTCTGTAGGTTCTAGCCTACTACGCTGATGGTTTTAAGAACAGCATAAGCCGCAGAATTGCGGACAAAGGTATTTATATAAATGATTGATAATACACCATACACATATTTAATCGGATGGCCTGAATTAAACAAGTGGTATTACGGCGTTAGATACGCTAAAAATTGTCAACCTTTTGATTTGTGGAATCCTTACAAAACTTCAAGTAAACTTGTAAAAAAATTAATAAGCATACACGGCGATCCAAAGGTAATTGAAGTTAGAAAAAAATTCCAATCAGTTACTGAAGCACAACAATGGGAAGCCAAGGTGCTGAAAAGAATGCGTGTAATTAACAATCCAATGTGGATCAATGGACACAATACTAAGGCGTTTGATCCTACCACTGTTCCCAAGGGGCAGACTCATTGGACTAAGCAAGATACCATTGCTGCGGTTAAATGGAAAAATAGAGAAGGATGGAAAGACAGAAGCGAATGGAAAAATAGTGGTACTAATAGTGGTACTAATCATTGGACTGCAAAAGATACCGATGCTGCCAAAAAACATCAAATACGAATGAATGGTGAGCAAAACCCAAATAACTTACCAGCGGTTAAAGAGAAAAAAAGTAAGTACCTAAGAGAAAATAATCCAGTTTTTAAAGAAAGTGTACGAGAAAAAATTAGCAAGACACTATCAGGAAAAAAGAGACCAAGAAAATATTGTACACATTGTAAAAAAGACATTGCTGATTCAATTTACACTAGATATCACGGAGACAAGTGTAAGCAGCGTACAATATAACAGTATTTTGATCCCAGCCCAAAAGCTGTGTAAATATTGCCATGCAAAACACAGAACTTCTTATTGCCCAAGGCAACACTTTTAGAGAACAACATCAACCTGAACTGGCGTTACAGCAGTACATGCATGCCATGGTTCGAGACAGATACTCTGCCAGTGCATTCAACAACTACGGCAATGTGTTGAGAGAACTGGGCGACCCTGCAGGTGCTATTCCGTTCAATCAGCGTGCTGTGCAACTTGATCCTGCCACAGTGACCAACCATTTTAATCTTGCTGTGGCCTACTTGATGAGCGGCGACTATGCTCGTGGTTGGCCTGCATACGAAGCCAGACACAATTTTGAACACATGAAAGGCACACTGCCAGAATATCCTTGGCCAGTTTGGAACAGCGAAGATTTGCAAGGCAAGAGTATTTTTGTACGTGGCGAACAAGGACACGGAGACATTATTCAGTTTGTGCGATTTGTACAAAACTTAAAGAACATTGGTGCTGCTGTGACCATACAAGTGACTGATGCCATGGTGTCGTTGATACAGTCAAGTGGAGTAGGGCAAGGAGTTCAAGTACTGACCTATAATCAAGATCCAGGCCAACACTTTGATTACTGGATTCCACTGATGAGTATTCCCGGAAAAATAAATGTTCGTGTTGAAAACTTGCCCACTACTATTCAATACCTGGATCCTGGGCGACAATTGATCGAAGATTGGCGTAGAAACTTGGGTTCCAAAATAAAACTGCGTGTGGGGTTTGCGTGGAGCGGCAGACGCGACAGTTGGATCAACCAACACAAAGCAATGCCGTTTGAGCACATGCTTGAACTGGTCAAAACTAATCCCAATTATGACTGGTACAACTTGCAAGCTGATTGCACAGCGGAAGAACAACAGCAACTGGTCAACGCAGGTGTGCATTGTTTTCCGGGCGGTACTCCTGCATTTGCTGACACAGCCGGGCTGATTGCCAATCTTGATGTGGTCACCAGTGTTGACACTGCCACAGCACACTTGAGTGCAGCATTGGGCAAGCCCACTTGGATCATGTTGAACAACTATGCACCGTGCTGGCGCTGGCTGCTCAACAGAGACGATACTCCGTGGTATGCCACAGCCAGATTGTTCCGTCAACCCGCAATGGGCGACTGGGCGTCAGTTGTGAAAAAAATCAACTTGCACTTAAAGCTGTTTAAGATTTAACTGGCTTTTGTACAACTGGCACCGGTGGCACCGGTGTGGGTTGGGGTTGATTGAGACCCTGCGTTGTGCCCACAGGGCTGGGGTGTGGCTCTGGAAACAATCCCGAGTATTTTATTTGTGCGATCATGCGATATTTATGGCAGCGCAGTTGACACCGTGCCAACGGGCATAACCATTTACTGCTACCAGTCGATCACAATGCGGACATAACCGTTTTTTACGCTTCTTGCCCATGTTGGCCAAACTGCGAACTAGTTTTTCTTCTTCAGTTTGTTTGCGGCCACGAATACGATCGCCAATTTTTTTACGAGTGTCTTCTGATACTTCTACACCGTAA